GAGCAAAGAGAACGCACTCCGCAAGGCGGCCATCGCGGCACACGTCGCCAAGGTGGCCTCCCAGGAGAAGAAGAAGGCCCTCAAAGAGCTCGAGGAGTACATGGCGCCGGGTGACACATCCAAGCCGATGATCGACGGCCTGCAGGTGGGGACGGTGAGCGTAAGTGCACCGCAGCCCCGATACCAGGTGGTAGACGAGAAGGCCCTCGTGGCCTGGCTCGAGTGGAACAAGCCCGACGCCGTGCACAAGGTGCCCGCCCCATGGTTTGTGGCAGCGGCAGCCCTGGATGGGTTCATCAAGCAGACCGGGGAGGTCCCCGATGGTGTTGAGGTCGTCCAGGGTGACCCGCGCATCTCGGTGCGCATCTCAACATCCCAGGAGGAAGCCATCCGGGAGCTCATCTCCACTGGGGACATCAGCATCCTCGAGATCGAGTCCGGAGATGCATAGAAAGGGGGCCCCCAAGAAAACAGGCCCCTCCCAGGAAACAAGGGAGCTCGTGTACGAGAGAGATGGTTACCGGTGTGCCCGCTGCGGCAGGCACGCCGGTAACGGCCCCATGAGCATCCAGCATCGGAGGGCCCGAGGCATGGGTGGCACGCGCCAGCCGAACACGAACAGCCCCAGCAACCTCATCCTCCTCTGCGGGGATGGAGTGCGAGGCTGTCACGGTCACGTCGAGCAGAACAGGTCGGAGGCCCGTAAGGAGGGCTTCAACATCCCGCAGTTCGTAGCCAACCCTGAGAGCATCCCGGTCAAGTACTGGGATGGGAGGACCTACAGGCTCACCGACGAAGGAGGTAGAGAGTGCTTGGCCTAGAAGAGGTCACATACACGTACGCGACCATCACGTGCGACTGGCCCGCATGCACTAACCGCATCAACTTCACCCCAGGTCCGCGGGATGCGCGTCGTGAACGCGCCGACATGTCCGCACTGTGCGACCTGGCATCAGATTGGGGTTGGCTGATTGATGACGGCCCTCACCCAGAGATTATCTGCCCCCACCACAATCAGAAGGAGATGAAATGACTACGTTCACCGACATTGCACAGAAGATCACGCAGGACTGTAATCGCAAGGATGAGCGCCGCCTGCACATTATTGGGCGATGGCATGCCATGCTGGGGTGGATTCGAGTTGCGATCATCGAGATCGAGGAACACCAGGAAGACAGTGAAGGGTGCGAGAGCGAGATAGCCTACTGCCTCATGGACATTGCCGCTGGGGCTGTAGCCATTCTCCAGCAGGTCGGAGTGAGCGACCCGGCGGCGGCGTTCGTTGACGAGTATGCTAAGGCGTCCGCTAAGCACCCCGGAATGACGCTCGACAGCGATAGCCATACCGACGAGTCGCGTTTCTACGCATTGGCTGAGGAGGTCGGGGAGGTTTGCGCCGCTCTCACCTACGACAACAAGGCTGACACCGGTCACAACTCAGACCTCATCAGTGAGGTCACCCAGGTTGGTGGACTCGCCATCGCCTGGCTATCGCGATTCAAGGAGATGAAATGAGCGCTGACGATAAGGACATCCAGGACCGCCTAGAGCGGATTCGGACCCGAGTGGACAACTGGGAGCGGGGCGAGGGGTATCGACCTAGCGAATTGCCCCAGGATGTGCCCGTGCATGACGTCATCTTTCTCTTAAAGCACATCGGCGATCTAGAGGTCGAGGCCCGCGATAAGGGTGTGGTGGAGGGGCGACATAATGCCCCCCTCGAAGAGTGTGAGAGCTCTCGCTCGCGCGAATATACCGGTAACGGCAGCGACCTGCCCCCTGGCACCATTGTAATCGACTGCCAGGGTGACTCCTGGCAACGCGGCACCACTTACTGGGTGTGTGCCTATGGGCTGCAGGAGGTGCGCCTCGCTAAGATATGGGGTCCGTACACCATTGCCTACACCCCCAAGGAGAAGTCATGACCGCTATACTCACGGTTACGCTACTGATCGCGTTCGCGGCGCTCGTGTACGCAGTCTATAAGGGCGGCCAGTGCGAGGCGCTCGCCATGGAGAATGCGCGACTCCTTACTTCGGCTCAGAGCTGGAGGACGGCTTACGAGAACGTGAGAGATGAGAACCGAGCTGTCACCCATCTAGGCGGTATTCGTGGCGAGGACTCGTAAGAGCGCCAAGGCCGCCGGGGCGCGGTTTGAAAGAGTGGTCGCCGACTACCTCGCCGAGGAGTTGGATGACGACAGGATCGACCGCGCCCCCAAGGCTGGGGCCAAGGATAAGGGCGACATTGCCAACGTCCGCATGGGCGACCATAAGGTCGCCATCGAGTGCAAGGATGTGGCCCGCATGGACCTTCCGAAGTGGACGCGCGAAGCCCAGGTCGAGGCTGAGAACGCGGGCGCCCTAGTCGGCATCGTTGTCCACAAGCGGCACGGGGTTGCCAAGCCTGACCGGCAATGGGCTACAATGACACTCGGAGACCTCGCCAGACTCCTGAAAGGACACCAATGAAAACCATCCCCGGCTACCTCAGTAAGAATGAGGCGGCCCACATGCTCGGCATCACCCGCCGAACACTCGACCGACACATCCAGAAGAGCAAGACACCCACCTTCCGATTCGTCGGAGACCCCACCATCTACGTCCAAGAACACGACATCAAGAAGCTCTTCTCCCCCATCCGAAAGGCAAACTAATCATGGCATGTGACATCACCGTCGAAGGCAACCTCGGTCAGGACCCCGAGGTCAAGTACACGCAGTCAGGGCAGCAGATCACTGAGCTCCGTATCGCAGCCACAGCATCCCGCAAGACCCAGGATGGCAGTTGGGAGGACGACGGAGACCCCCTGTGGGTGACCGCCTCCTTCTGGGGTGAGCAGCACGGCCACCTCGCCGACACCCTCAAGAAGGGAGACAAGGTAACCGTGACCGGCCTCCTCATCCAGCGCGGATGGGACGGCAACGACGGCCAGCGACGCACCAGCCTGGAAGTGAAGTTCCCCCGCTTCCGTGGCGCCATCCCCCGCAAGGGCAGCCAGCAGCAGGCATCCTTCAACGCCCCCAAGGGCGGCCAGCAGGGCGACCCCTGGGCACAGGCTGGCGCACCATTCTGACGTGCACCTCAAACGCAAGACGACACACCCCCACTCCAGGGGACATGTCATCTGCGACGCCTGCTTCACCACAATCAGGCAAGGGCTCATGTACCGGAGGGACACCTGGAAGGATGGAACCTACCACTGGTCCCTCCGGTACTGCCCAGACTGCTGGCTCATCCTAGACGAGGTAGAAGCCACAACACACCCCACATACGGCGGCCCAGACGCCGAACACTACGAACAATGGGCCGCCACCCACCCAGACACAGAAAGGTCACAAGCATGGATGCTTCGCGCATTTCCGCCCTAACTACACAACAGCTGGAAGACGTTGCAAAGGCTGCGGCAGCCCACCGCCCAATAGGACTCCTGAACGTCACTACTGGCGGCGGGTACATTCACATTGAAGCCATTTCAGCTGACGGCCGCATGACCTTCGGAGAATGGGACCTTCACCTCCACGGGGAAACCATGTCCCTTCGCGTCATCGTCGATGACATTCTCTACGCAGAGACATTCAAAGGCCACCCCTATCTGTACTGGGATCAGGTAATGAATGGCCTGCGGGCATGGGGCAAGGCCGCCAATGCGGTTGAACTCAGGCGGGCGCTGGCGTCTCAGCCCGAGATGGCTCACCTGATCGCAGACCACCTCATGGCCCCTCGAGACTACTCGCCCCTAGGAGGTTCGCCCGCATGGTGAACATCAAGCTTCACGGCCACCAGTGGGTCGCCAAGATGGACTGCACCCAGTGCGGCATCACCCACATCGAGCAGGCGCACCCGCGCACCAAGCCGTGGGCGGCAGTCGAATCAACCATCAAGACCACGGCCCGCACTCTCGGTTGGAAAGTCGGAGCCGAGACCGCGACCTGCGGAGCATGCAGGAGGAAGAAGTGACCAAGAAGTGGCGATACATTGACGCGCGCTGCACCTGGAAGCTCCTCGCCCGCTACCTCACATGGAAGTGGCGGCGGCAAGGTTACAGGACAGCATACGTCTCCGTTAGTCCTTGCAAGGCGCTCGTTGGGGCGCTAGACTACAACCATTCCGGTGAGTGACTCCGCTGGATGTGGGATAGGTGAACGGCCCGGGGATTGACCAAGATGTCTCCCCGGGCCGTTGCCATACTCTGAACAGAAAGACAAGACACCAATGACCCCCCTTGATGAAGCCATCATCGAGAACGACCTCCTACCCGAGGACCAGCGCCTCACCAACGTGGAACTCGCCGAGAAGTTCAACACCAGCGAGGCATCCGTCCGCCGCCACCGGGCCAAGCTCAAGCGCCGCGGCGCCCCCAACATGGGGCGCGACGCATTCTTCAACGACGTGCCCGTGGACGCGATCGTGCAGCGCGGGAAGACGATCCGCCTCCCCGACGGCTCATACGAGAAGATCACCTGGAAGCCTGGCGCCGTCGAGATGGCCGAGGCCAAGCACCTTTCCTTCGAGGACCTGGATTCCGTCTTCCGGGAGCCCCTCATCTCTAAGCCAGCACCGATCGTCAAGGACGATGAGGACACTCTCGTGGTCTGTCTAGCGGATTTTCAATGCGGGAAGGTCGCCCAAGGCGGAGGCACTGAGGACACAATCCGGCTCGTCAGGCGAGCCATTCACGACATCGCTGACGACATCCGCTTCCGCGACCCATACAAGCGCATCATCCTCGCCGACGTGGGCGACAGCACGGAGGGGTTCTGGAACGTCGCCAGCCAGGCGCAGACCAACGACCTAAGCCTGACCGACCAGATCAGGACCGTCCAGCGCCTCTACGCCGAAGCCCTACATGCCCTCGCCCCGCTATGCTCATCCCTCTACTATGTGGCTGTCCCATCCAACCACTGCGCCGTCCGCACCGGGCCCGGCAAGAACAGTCGCGCCAACGCCCCCGATGACGACTTCGGAATCATGATCTCCCACAACATCGAGGACATCGTCGCCGACCGCGAGGGCTACGAGCACGTGAAGTTCTTCCGCCCCGAGAAGTGGGAGGAGGCCGTCACCGTGGACGCTGCCGACGGCACCCGCATCGGCTTCACACACGGCCACCTGGCGGGCTCGCAGTCCAAGGTGCCGGGGTGGTTCAGGGACCTCGCGTTCGGGCGCCGTAGTGGCCTCTACGACGCGAGAATCCTGGTCCACGGGCACTGGCATAACTTCGCCGTGAGCCAAGCCGGGGACGCACGCTGGATCATCTCCTGCCCGAGTGCGGACCGGGGCTCCGACTGGTGGACGAACCTGTCCGGCGACTCCACCCGGCCCGCTATCCTCACATTCGAGGCCCAGGGCGGGAATGCTTCATCTTGGGAGCTCTACTCCTAACCACAGAGAGGAATACACCATGCCCAACTCATTCTACGGAGACCCGCAAGACTCTCCCAACTCCGAAGCGCAAGACACTATCGGCCTCCTCATAGGCCGGTACATCACCGACATCGAGACCGGAACGTTTGTAACGAAGAGCTGGATGGAGGACTGCGAGAAGCCCCAGGCACTCATCACCCTCGACGATGGCACGCAGCTCCTGGCTGTAGGCTCCGCAGGCGGCTGCGTGTGCGGCCAGGGGGACTTCTATTTCACTAAGGCGTTCTACCAAGGGTCACCCTCGGCCCGCATCATGAACGTCAAGGTAGAGATGGAGGGAGAGCCTGGGTATGACGGCGACATCTCCGCCACAGGCTTCAAGGTGTTCGTGATCGTTGACGACGAGAAGCTTCCCCTCCTTGAGTTTGAGGGCTACGAGGGTGAAGGCTACTATGGTCGCGGATTCTGGCTCTACACCTACCCGCTGGAGAAGTAGCGGCCCCACAAGGCCCACGCTTGTAACAGACCTGAAACAAGGGGTACCTCGGGAAGGAGGCGATCATGGGACGGTATTGGGATGCCACCATCGGCAAGGCGCTGAGTGGCTGGCGATGGAAGCTGCACCACCTCTGGTGAGATAGCACAAAGCCCCCGCTTGTAATCGACGTGATACAAGCGGGGGCCTTGTTCTACCCTCAGGCGACCTTGCGGATCACGAGGTCGTGGACGTAGAGAGTCGGGATCGGCGCCTCCAACCAAACACCCCAGGTGTCACCGACATTCGGGTCCACCTGCAGCGGCTCGATGTCAAGCTCCAAGACCTGACGCTCGCCCTTGTGGACCTCAAGGGTAGTGATCTTCGCGCCCTGGTCGGCCTGGGCTGGGTGCCCTTCCTCCTGGAAGCGGCGCACCGTGTACAGGTTCGCCTGCCCCGTCTCCTCGCCAAAGTTCCCGCCCGGGAACGAGTAGCGGAGGGTCATGTGCCACTTCCCGGCCGAGGGGCGCAGCTGCTCGAGTCCAGTGGAGAGAATCTGGTGCTGGAAGTCCAGTCGCACCCCGTCCCCGGTCTCGGCGGCGTTGATCTTCGGCCACTCACTGATCGGAGGGAACAGGTCAGGGTTCGTGGAGATGGGCGTCTCAGATCGGATAACGATCGTCCCGAGGGGAGTGTCCGACGGGACGGGCTCCCCCTTATCCAGTCGCAGCACGCGCGGGAAGACGGCCAGGTTACGGGCGAGCTGCTGCGTGAGCTCCTCGGCGTGCTCAGCGATCCGCTTCGTGGCCTCCCCGTCAGCCTTCGTCTGCTCGGCGGCCGATCGGGTAGCCCGGATCGAGTCTCCCATCGCAGCCACCTGAGCCTTAGTCGCATAGGCGGCGTCGGCGACCTCCTTCGTGAGAGCCTTACCTGCAACCACCTTGGCCTCTACAGCATCCGCTGCAGCCTTACCGGCTACCGTGCGAACCTGCTCCACCTTCACGTTGACGGCATCAACGTCAGCCTTCGTTGCCTTCCCTGCGACCTCCTCCTTTGTTGCCAGGTTGGAGGCGTCAACCTGTGGCGCCACATCGGTGATCTTCACCCCCGGCGCCCCGATGTTGATGGTCACCTGCGACGGCAGGCACTGTCCCTGATTTCCCTCTGACATGCGTCTCCTTACGCCTGGAACTCGATAGTTGCGGGCACCTCTTTGGCACCATCCCATACGGTGATCGTGGCGGCAGACTCGCGTGCCCCATCCCACACGAACACCGGCTGCGCCTTGACGGGCGTCTCATAGATTTTCAGGGACGAGATCACCGCATCACCCGAACCGGCAGGGACACCAATCGACGGCAGCCACCTGGGGGCCGTACTAGCGGGAAGCTCAACCTCAGCCACCACCTTCGTCTGCCCCTGAGGGAGCGTGACGGTAGTGATGTCGAACGGCCCGTTGATCTTCACCTTGTTGTCGTTGAACCAGTTCACGCGAAGGTCGATGCGGGCCTCCGCAGTGTCCCGGTAGTCGACCTCGAAGGTGAACTTCCGGGAGCCGACAGGCATTGCCGCACTGTCGTACGGGGTGGTGGACGCCCCTGCGGGGAGGGTCGCCCCATCGCCCTGCCGGGTGCCCTTACTGCGCCACCACGCCCCCAGAACCGGGAAGATACTGTCTGCCACTATGCGTCCTTCCTGACGATGATCGTACCCGCCGGAGTGCCCGACGGGACCTGCTCATGCTTACCGAGCGAGAGCACCTTGGGCTGCGAGCGCAATTCCTCCACCTCAAGCTTAAGCGGCAGATAGCCCTTAAGCCACGGCACCACGAGCTCGAGGACGTGCTGCGACGGCGGGTTCGCGTAGGGGTTCCCGACAGGCTCCCACTGGCCGCCCCGCTGAGGATCCTCGCGCAGCTGCCCGTCCGTGATGTACAGGTGGGCGATGCCGAGCTTGTCGGCCTTGTCGAACACGCTCTTGTAGTTCTCGCTGGTGACGCCGTGGACGACGGCCCACCAGCGGGTCGACGGGTACGCCTTCATGTGATCTGGGAGGATCGGGGTGCCCGGGTCCTCCACGAGGAAGGCGGCGGCGTCCTTCTCGAACATCATGCACACGTCGAAGTCGAGCTTGCACATGTCCTCGGAGATGTTCGACCCCGAGTTGATGACGATGAGGAACTCCTTGCCGTACTTGGCCCTGATCTTGTCGATGAGGGACTTGTAGGCGGGGATGCGGCCAGCCTGGGCGCCCCATCCGTTGATGGCCTCGTCGAGGAAGACGCCCTGACAGACGTCCCCGTACTGGGTCTTGGCCTTCTCGATCTGGGAGAGGATGTACGCCTCGGTGTACTTGTCCACGTCCGGCACGTTCGCGCGCCCCGGGTCACCAGCCGGGAGCGTTGCGGCCAGGTACTGCGTCTTCACGTAGAACACAGCCCGCTTCGCCCCGGCAGAGAGCGCAAGCTCAGCCTGCTTCTTGAAGTCGACGTTGAACTCATCCCAGTTGCCGCTGTTACGGTTCAGGATGACGATACCGAGGGATCCCGCGAACTTCACAATCTGCGCCCACTTCGACGTCTTGCCGGGCTTGCCGTCCTCGTAGTAGTCGGGCCAGAAGTAGGTGACCGGGGAGTAGTAGCGCTCGCCCGGCTTGAAGGGAGTGATGGTCTTAGCCATCGCGTCCACGCGGCTGTCGACAGCGCTGACGGCCGCCAGGCCAGCCTTCTGCTCCAGTTCTCGATAGAGGTTCTCATTCGACACATAGGTGGACTGTGCCTCAACCCTGGTGAGGTAGGAGGAGAGGTCTACGTGCCCACCAGCCTGCGCCTGACTGAGCTCAGCCTTCGTGGCGTAGGTGGAGGCGGCCTCCGACTTCGGGAGAGCCGCGTCAGCGATCGCTCGCGCATTGCGGATGCTGTCACCCATGGCGGCGGCCTGCACCTTCGTCGAGTAGGTGCTGGCCGCAGTGGCTGCGGTGAGGTAGTCAGAGAGGGTCGCCTGAGTGGCGTACTTACTGTCCGCAGCAGAGGCGGTCACGTACTGGCCGAGGTCAGTCTTCTTGGCGTACTTGCCGTCCGCTGCCTCGCCGGTGACGAAGCGGGACGTGTCTGGGACCGTGGGGATTGAGCCCTTCACTGTCTCCAGCGCAGACTTCGTTGCGTAAGTCGATGCCGCCTCAGCCTTCGGGAGCGCGGCTGCGGCCGTAGACTTCACCCCCTCGATCTTCGCACCCAGGGCGTCGTCAGCCTGGCGCATCTCTGTCTTCGTGGCGAAACCAGACAGGTCGGGCGCCTGCTGTCCACCACCGTTGAGCTGGGCCTGCGCGAGAGCGGCCTTCGTCGCATACGTGGAGGCCGCGTCCTCAGACTTGAGGTAGACGCCGAGGGCCTCCTTGGTCGCATAGGTGTCAGCCACCGCCGTACTGGTGGCGTACTGGGTGAGCTCACTCTTGGTGGCCGCCGCAGTGGCAGTGGAGTCGATTCGCTCACCGAGCTTCCGCTCAGTCGCCAGCGCCTCGGCCTTCGTGGCGTAGGTGGAGGCTGCCTCAGCCTTCGGGAGCGCCGCATCAGCGGTGGCCTTCACGGCCGAGATACGAGACGACAAGGAGTCATCCCCGCGAGTCACTTCCTCCTTGGTCGCCAGCGTTGAAGTGTCCACCTGGCGCCCCTCGGACGCCTTACGAATGGCCTCCAACTCCGCCTTGGTGGCGAAAGTCTTGTTAGCCTTCTCCGTGCTGTACCAGGTCAGGTCAGCCATTAGTCCTCCATGCGAGTAGTCCATCCCCAACCTCGATCACGTCGGGGGCATTAATTGCTTCAAGAGTCCCATCGCCGATGTCGCGGACTCGGCGCCCATCCCGGTCAGACGGGTCCTCAATGGCGACACCAGAGAAGATGTCTACGAGGTCAACCTCGGTGCCAGCAATGATGCGGGCGTTGACGCAGCGGGTGAGGCCAGTGTCGCCAGGGATGTTGACGCACACACGATAGTTGCATTCACCCTCAGGGAGGGACGACGGGGCCGCGATGTTCAGGAACGGGTCGCCGTCATGGTTGACGAGGATGCCGTCAGGGCGGAGTCTCCCCCCGGCGTAATGGGCGATGAGTGCGTTCGTGGCGTCAACCTCAACACCCTTGTACTGGGGGAGCGGCTCGAAAGTGACCGTACCCATGCGGCCTAGGCCCTCAGGGCCGACCACCTTGCCTGTGATGCGTGCGTACCCCTGGTTCACGAACTCTCCTGACGCCGATTCGTTACAACCTTCACTCTATCAATCCGATCATGAAGGTTAGATACCTCATCGTAAAGGTGAGCTCTGTCAGTGCGCGCATCATTCCTGACGCCCTCAACCTGCCCCTCCAGGCCCTGGAGCCTGCGAGACTGGTCGCTCACGCTATCCCTGAGTGCCCCCACCACCTCAGTGAGGGCATCCATCTTGGAGGTCAGGTCATCGAATCGCATATCTAGGTCGTCTCGCAGGTTGGTGGAGTGGTTGTTGTGCACCCCCTCGGATGCGGATTCAGCGGCGTCGGCGGCGCGGGCGACATGAACACCCAGGCGCTCCAGCCGCTCCTCATTCAGTGCCTGCTGTCTCTTAAGCCTACTTGCGAGGCGAGCAACCAGCGCAGCCAGCAGCGCGACCGTAGCCGCAATGAGATCAGGCGACGTGAGTATCTGGCCTATCGGCAGGACGCTATCTACTGGCTGCACTGGTCACTCAGCTCGCGTGACGGGGAGTGTACTCGACGGGTGCCGTGGCGATCGCCTTGTCCGTCTCCTTCGCGTCAGCGAGGGAGGTCAGGACGCTCGCCAGGACGGCGGTCGCAGCGATACCGAGCGCACCCTTCCAGTCAATGTCGAGAATGCCGACACCCACAACGAAGGTAGCAAGCAGGGACTGGGCGAAGGTCTTCACGGCACGGTCGAAGACGCCATACCAGAATGAGGCGCGAGCGTAAATGCTCATGCACTCACCTCTTTCAGGAACAACTAGGGGGCAGGACTTCCGCCCCACCCCCTAGTTTACACTGCGTCAAACGCGGTCACATAAGCCGGAACGACCCCGGGCGCGAGCGGTTCAGCGCCTCCTGGAGGGCCGCCCACGTGGCCTCGCCAGGCTCACCGTCCACGTAGTCACCGAACGACCAGCCCGCAGCGAACCGGTTCCACATGTCCGGCGCGACTGGCTTCACCCAGCACCACGCCCAGTACTGGAAGACGCGCACCACATGGGAGTCCCAGCCTCGATCCTCGGCCAGCTTCCCCGAGCCGGTGAGCATCTTCTGGGAGTGCTCAGGGACCGTCTTGTTCAGGTAGCGGCGCAGGTTGGCGACAGCATAGAGCTCGTTGTAGCCAGGGGCAAAGACGTCGATGAGGCGCTGCACCGTGGCAGGCCCATACTCGCCATCCACCTCGAGAGCTCCAGCCGTAGCGACGGGGGTTGGGGCGCCGGAGATGACCTGGCCGCCGCCGATCATGCGGTCCCAGGTGGCGCGGTCGCGGAGCCGGTTCAGGTCGAGGGTCCCGTTGTAGCCGGGAAGGATCCCATCCTCCGTGTACTGGTGAATCAGCGGGGAGCCCCAGTACGAGACCGACGGGACGGCCGGGTCACTATAGGAGGTGCCATAGTCGCTGTAGTCAGGGCCACCCGCATACCAGAGCGGGTACTCGCGGGCCGCGCTAGACCAGTCGTAGCTATTCAGGGCGCTGCCGTTCATGTAGATACCGGGCGTTGAGCCCGTCATGCCCTTCACGGCATCGAGGAAGGTCTTCGCCCAGCCGGGCCCCTGCTCGACCGCATTCGCCTCCCAGTCAAGCCAGAGAGTGGCCTTACCAAGGTAGCCGCGCACAGCATCCACGAAGTAGCGGGCCTGCTCCTGAGCATCCCCAGGGCGGGCGAAGTGATAGAAGCCGAGACGCTTCGAGGCGCCAAGGGTGGAGTTGGCCTGCGAACCCATGTACGGATTCACATAGTCATTGTCTTCGGTCGCCTTCACGATCACGAAATCGGCCCACAGGGCGGCCACGTTCAGACCAGACTGGTGGCTGGAGATGTCGATACCGTGCGCGTGCGCCGGGGCGCTCGGGGTGGAGGTAGACGCCGGTGCGGGCTTAGCCGGGGCGGCCTGCCCCTTACGGAACTCAGGCCACTGGCTGAGGAACTTCCCCTCATCAAAGCGGTGGCAGCTGGTCCACGCCCCAGACTGGGTGTGCGGATGACTGGAGTAGCGGACGGTGCGGGTCTCACCTCCGGTCTGGTCGCCGATGTAGCCGTCGATACTCCCATCCTCGGCGATCCATGCTTCGGAGACCAGGGGGTCACCCCCATCCTCGACGGCGATGCACACATGCCCCCTGCCGCCCTCGTTTGCGGCGGACAGGATCACGTCACCGACACGGAACCCACCCTGAGGGGCGAGGTCAGAGTCGTTCCATGGGGCCTCGTTGAAGCCTCGAGCCTCCAGGCCAGGGCGCATATTGCCCGTCCAGTGGTCATTAATTTCGGGGAGGGCGGCGTGACCCCAGGCCGCCCCGTAGGTGTCGTGGATGCCGTAGCAGATCGCTCCGCACACGAGGCTGGAGCAGTCGGCGTTCTGGGGTGAAGACACGTGGCCCTCCCAGTTGGCGTTGGCGTACCAGGTGCGCCGATCAGGCTGGCTGTAGCCGACATCCTCCTGGTCGCAGATTCGGCGGGCGATACGCGCCGCCACAGACTGAACTGTCACTTACTCTCCTTCGTCTTGACGATCTCTTCCTCCAGGGCAGCGGCCCGCTGCTCTGCGATCACTGCCCGGCGCGTCAGGGCGGCGATCTCTGCCGTGAGGGCGTCGATCACTGCGATGGCGTCTACCTGCGGCGCTTGGGGTGTCATAGATCCTCCTGAACTTCCTCTGCTGGGGGTGTCTTTGGTGGCACGGGCGAGGGTCCGTAGCCTCCACGTTCATCATAGGTGACGGATTGGTTGTCCTCGCCGTCCTGGGCGGTCGCTGGCGGGAGTACCCACACCGGCTCCTTGGAGCGGTCCCTGAGGGACACGGTGTCAGTCTTCTCGTCCCACTCGTCGACCTGGCGGGCGCCCTTAACGAGGACGGCTACTGTCTCGCCGGACTGGCCGGATACCTCTACTGACCACGGAGCCGCGTCAGCTCCGTAGCCCGTGCGGATCAGCCGGGCCGATGCTGTCGAGGACGTGAGCACGATCCATGGTGCCGTCGGCGAGGCGATCTTGGGAACGTAGTCGGGTAGCACCCACGTAGCGTGCCCGGTCGAGTCGAGCTCGACGTTCTCCCAGTACTCAATCCCGTCATGTGGGGACTCTGTTGAGGCGTGCTGGAGCATCATGTGGCGCTTCTGCCACTCGCCGGGTACGCGCATGATGAAGTTCTTGCCGCCTACGGCGCGGAAGCCGTCCCTGTCCACGACTACCTGGTGGCTTCCGTCCCAGCTGAGGACCACATTGGTGGCATTCCCCCAGACGGACCTCAGTGCGCTGTTCTGGGAGCGGAGCCGAAAATTGTCTCCCTGAATGTACAGGTGTGAGTCGTAGCCGCCTACGGTAATGGATGCACTGTAGTCGTTTACCTGGAAATTGCCCTTACCTGCCGCCCCTGCCCCGAACCCTGTCCTGCTGAGGTTCATTTGCCAGGTGGAAGTCTTCCCCGAATACACGGATAGCCCGTTTGTGGCCATCCTCATGTTGGGGGTGCCGTTATCGTAGCTCGATGGTGCCTGTAAGTAGAGGATGCCTCCAGAGACAGAGGGGTCTTCCTTGAAGGTGATGAGCGCCGGGTACTTGTATGGGAACACCTTGGAATTCATGGAGAGGCCCACGCCCCAGCGATCCCCGCGCTGGCCGACATCATTACCGGATGTATTCTCCACGATGTCGATAAACTGGGCGATCGACCACGAGTCCTGGATGCCGACCTCGCCGAGTACCTTCACCCTGCCCGTGGCTGCATCCACCTCGAACGAGGTCCCACGACCGTTTGACGTGTAGGCCCGGATGCCTGTCGAGTCGATCTTGATTCCGCGCTGGTTGTTGCGCTCGGTCTGGATGGTGGCGCCGGTGATGACCTGCCCATCGATCGCCCCACCCTGAATGTTGGAGGCACTGACGGAGTTCGCGGCCAGCATCCCGGCCTTGATCTGCTCGAACTCGCCCGCCCCGGCAGTGATGATCTCGGTCCATACGTGGTGGGCGGTGGCGTTCACGAAGGATGCGTTACCGGTCACGGTGAGCTGGTCGGTCGTGATCTCCAGGAAGCGGCCGACGTCGGAGGCGATCTTCCGTGCGGTGACCTCGGCGATGCTGGCCGAGCCCGCGGTCAGCTTCCCCACGTCGAGGTTGCTGATCTGCTCGCTGGTGACCTTCATGCGCTCCCAATTGGCGCCGTCCCAGCGCCACTCCGCCACGATGTCGAGGGTCTGGGCATCCTGCACGCGGCAGGTGTCGCCGACTGACTGCCCTGAGAACGGGGGCAGCGTGTCTGCTGTTCCCCGGATGTAGGACACTTCACCCATGGATGTGCGGATGCGGCGCACGGCGGACTCCATGGTCGCGGCCGTGAGCTTGGAGATCGTCTTGGAGTAGTCGTCCCCGGCCTCCTCCCAGCGCCACCCCTTCGGAGACCAGACGATCTTCGAGCCGGGGGCGGTGCGGGAGTTGGTCGGGGAGGATTGGCCCAGTGCGGCGAAGCCTGGGGTGGTTACGTACTGCCCGCCCCTGCCTCCCTCGGGGGCGGCATTCCAGTTCTCGGGGCCTGCCATCAGGAGACCTTAATGATGTAGGGGAGCCCAAAATAGGGGGTGCGGATGTCAATGGTCTCGCCGCGCCCCACCTCGGTAGCGATCGGGGATCGGTCGGCGCGGTTGTTGCCCGTGGAGGTCAGGTACGTGTATCCGCCGTTGCCGATGCCGATGTCCTTATCTGCCTTTCGGGCCTGGAAGCGGGCGTTAGAGTCCGCCACCTCACCAATTTCGTGAGTGTGTGCAGGCATCTGATTGATGGTGAGGTTGATACCCTCGCGGCCGCCCCTGGACCCGATGGGGTACTGAGAGCCCTCACTGGAGCCGACAATGCCCCTTCCTCGAATGTCGGGGATGCGGAAGTTGGAGGTGGATGTCGACCCGTAGGTAGTTCCGATGGTGGCGAACAGCTTGCCGTAGGTGTTGCGGTCCAGTACGCGGCCGTCGCAGCGCATCCACCCCTCGGGGTCGCGCTCGGCCCCGAACATGGTGATGGTGCCGACAGGGATTGCCTTCTCCAGCATTGTGCGGATGCCCTGGGCGACCGACTGGACCTGCTTCATAATCTCGGCTGGCTGCCCTGCGACCACTCCTTCGAGAGTAGTTACCCCTCGTGTGGCAGCGGAGATGCCATCCTCGATCCTAGTGAGGTCCGATGCGGTGATTCGAGTCTCGTTCGCCCCGAATCCATCCCGCCACTGCTTGGGGGCCACATACTCCTGCATCACTTATCTCCTTCTGCCCTGAGGACGAAGATTCGCCCGTCTGGCGCTATCCACATGCTGGACCCTATTACCCCATCATCCGGGGGAACTGGCCCCGACGAGACAAGATTGACGGCAACCTGAGTCATCGCCTCAGTAAGATGCCGCATCTCCCTCAGTGTACCCTCGCGCGCAGCCTGCTGCATAGCCGAGCTACCCTTGAGCTTATCTTCCACCTTCTTAGCGATGGCATCGGAGTCGATCGACTGCTCGAGAGTAATAGTCGCTTTGGGTCCCCACGCGGATTTGTTACCCATGCGGTCATACGACCTAAGGCACACCTCGTACTCGCGCATCTCCAAGCCGACAACCGATGTCCGCTGCATCGGGGCGATCATGTCTGCCGTGCGCCCCTCGGCCGCGCCAGGGAGCTGCACGGACACCTCGACGCCCGCGAAGTCCGCAGGCATGTTCTGGCCGTCCTTGCCCGCGTAGTCCCACCACACGCCCAGCACGCCGAGCACCTGCGACAGGATCGGCTTGGACGGAACCGGCGGGGGCTCGAAGTCTGACGCCACCTCGAGAGTCAACGGGTGAGACCAGGACCCAACTCCGTCATTAGTCTGGGCTCGCACCGTGAAGTCAACCCTGGCCCCAGGCCATAAGTCCCCAATGGTGGCTCGTGTAGTGTCGGCGCCCTGAACCACTAGCGACCCGGAAGCGATCGCCCCCTTCAAGGTCTGCTTCCAGGACACCTCATAGGACACGACATCCACTCGGCCACCCAGGGTGTCAGTCTCGACCCTGCCCCACTGGATGTCGGCGACACCGACAGGCCAACCGCTGCTGCCTATGACGGCCCTGCTGGTCCCCGTTAGGCCCTGGGGGGCGAGGGGCCAGTACTTCGATGCAGGGGGCTGGGGGCGGACGCCGTTACCTGAGGTGGAGGCGAGCCCCACGATGCCCTTCGTGCGCTTCGTCAGGCGCCCCAGGAGGCTATCCAGGACTGTCCCGAAGGTGGTGTGCCCAACGACCATCCCGTCCTTCTGAGTGACGCTGATCTGGGCTACCTGCAGGCGCTCCATACCAGCTGCCCGCTCCACCATGATCCAGTCCCCGAGGCGATAGTCGACCCAGGGGAGGAGATGCACGTCGGTGGCGACCCACTCGCGCTTAATCTCCTCGCTCACGTGCGCCCCCGACTTGAGGGTAGCCTCGGCGACAAGACGCGCAGTGGATTCCAGCTCCACGCCCCCAGCCTCGACAACCTTCTCGACGCGCCGCATCCCCTTAGGGGCAAGGTCGTTGTGGATGAGCCACGTGCGACCACCCTCGCCCTTCACGAGGACGTCGGTACACATGTCAGCCCAGGTCGCCGCCTCGGGGGCGCCCGTGAGTGTGGTTGCGAGGGGCCACCGCTTCGAGGCCGTAAGGTCCCTCGCCTGAGTCGTATCGGCGTTGTACACCTTGAAGGTGCGACCCTGCCACACCGTGTCGATCATGCCGAGGTCGCGCAGGGAGTCGACGATCTGGAGGAGGCTGATCGTGGGATCGAAGTAGAGGGTGACGACCTTCGCCCAGTCCTGGTTCGAGGAGTCCTTCGTGGTGTTCGCGTCCAGGGTGAGACCCGCACCCCAGCTGCGCTTGACGGCGTTCTGCCAGACCGTACCGATGATCGTCCCCGCGTTGCGGGACAGGAACTTGAACTTCCCTTCCTTGTCCTTCGCTTCGATAGGCACGGACCAGATGAGCGCCTCTTTCATGTAGTCGCTCACATGGACGGCCTGCACCTTGCGCGAGTCCGTGCCGTCGTTGACGAGGTTGTGCTCGGTCTTCTGGGTGATGAACCGCGCATCCGGCAACTCCTCCCAGTCCATCCCGTTGAAGGTTGCCTCAACGGCGACCTCAACCTCGCGCTCCAGCACATCCCCGCGGATGGCATTAGGGCCGGGCGCATAAGACATGGATAGAGTGGGGGTCTTCCCGCGCGGCGTGGTGACCGTCATCTCCAGGATATCGGGCACGACCCCGATCCTCGCACCCTGCACCTCGTAGGCGACGGCACGCAGCTGCATGCCGGGGAAGTAGTCGCGGCGCATCAGTAGGCCCTCCTCGCCTGAATGACTCCCGTGGTGCCGGTGACCTGGAGGACGATCTTGCCCTCATGGTTCGGGGTGAGCTGGAAGCCCTCGGGGGACATGCTGATCTCCGCGGAAGCGTTCACCGCGCCGCTCAGTGGGTACCACCGCTCGGACACCTGCCTCCATGCGGAGTACTTGCCGACGTCAATGAGGAGTCTCTGCCCCGGCTCCATGGTGCCCCGCCAGGTGATCGACGAGCCGGATGTCTGGTCGACGATCGTGCACGTGTTTCCTGTGGGGGTGAGCTTTAGGATTGCGTCGGAGATAGGGGCGGCGCCCCCGGCGAGCCGGGACAGGTCATTCAGCTGGGTCTCGATGGTCGCGGTGTCGCGCCAGACGCCCTCGACGGCCTCAAAGATGGCGGTGGTATCGATCGCCCACTCCCCGTACCGCCAGGACGGCTGAGACACGCTCACGAGCCGCACGAGCGCCTCCCTGGGGCTAACGCCCGCAGGATGGTGCTGGAGGGTGGTCAGCTTGTTTGAGGCCCTCAGAACGGCCATGAGCGCCTGGAAGTTGCGATCCAGATCAGCCCGATCCGCGCCCTCAACCATGAACGCAACCGTCACCTTGAAGGTATCCACCTTCAAGCCAGCGCCATCAAGGATGCCGCTACGGAACGGCACCTCCGTGCTCGTAAGGCGCGGCGCCGGGACCGCAGGGAGGAGTGTGCCCTGCATGACACGCCACTTCCCCGGCCGATCCAGGTCAACCCCATTCAGGGAGTACTCACTGCTCATGCCACCATCCTAGATGCTCGACGCGAGGCGGATGCCGTCAGCGACATCATCCCTGGTCTTGGAGTCGCGCTGCGCCTGCGGGTAGTAGTTGGTGATGTTCACGGTCCCGCCGGCAGTTGCCTTACCGCTGGAGGTCGCGGAAGCGATGGTGTTCAGTGCATCGCGGGACGGCTTCGCCTTCTCGAACGACGGAGCCACATGCGCAGCAATGTCCGGGGAGATGTCATTAGCGAGGTCATTCGTGAAGCCCTCCAATGAATCCCGGACGGCATCATACTGCGACTCGAGCCCGTTAATGAAGCCCTGCATGACCAGGCGGCCCGCATCCCGCAGGATAACCTTATCAACCGGGGCGGGACCCTTCCACGAGGGGAGGTACGAGGTCAGGGACGACAGCTTGTTCTGGACTGCCGAGAACATGGAGCTAATGCCATTGATGAACCCCTGAATGACGCTCTGGCCCGCATTCCACAGCCAAGACCCAGCGCCGGCGAAGACATTCTGAATGCTGTTGGGAATGTTGCGCACAATGTTCAACATGTTGTTCACCCAGCTGGACACGGTGCTCACGATACCACTCCACATGGAGGATGTGATGCTCATGACAGCCGACCAGCCGTTGCTGATGATGCTGCGGACCCAGTTGATGGCACTAGAGACGGTGGAGGCGATCGAGTTCCACACGCCCTTGATGGTGTTCCACACGGAGTTCCAGGCCGCGGAGGACATCGACATGATCTGGTTTCCGAAGATACCGAACTGCCCCTTGATGAGGTTCCAGATACCCTCACCGATCGTCTTGATTCCATTCCAGGCCCCAGACCAGTCACCCTTGATGACAGCAAGGACAGTCTGGAGGACACCCTTGATGATCTGGATGGCGCCCGTCACCGTAGCCATGATCCCATTCCATGACGCCATCACCAGGGGCATGAGCCACTGCATGACCTTCCCCACCAACTGGATCGCCGGGATCAGGGCGGACGCCAACTGCTGAACCAAAGCAACGATCGGCGGCAGAATCTGCGGCAGGTACTCAGAGATGATCGGAGCCAACTGGGCGATGATCTCAGAGATCACCGGCACCAGCGCCTGGATCACCGGGAGTAGGGCAGCACCCAACTGCTCGATCACCGGGACGAGGATCGGCACCAGCTGCTGGAAGATCGGAGCCAACCCCTCCACCAGCTGCGCCACCAGGGGCGCGATAGCCTCAAGGAGAGTGCCCGCAACAGTGGCAATAGCGCCGAACGCCTCACCCAGGGCAGGCATGGCTGGAGCGAGCGCCTGCACTGCCGTCAGGAGGCTGTTGAAGAAGTTCGCCAACCCATCCTGGAAGGCAGGATTCTCGAGAGCTGTAGCGAGCCCAGTGAGCGCCGTGCGGAGCGTCTCACCAATCAGGGGAAGCACCACGCCAAGGGTCGGCTCAAGGGACACGAACGCCTCACCGAGCTTACCGACCCCCTGGAACGCCGAGCTGGCGGCCCGCCCCATAGAGGAGAACAGGTTCGTCAGCGTCGCCTGGAACAGGGGGCCATTCACCGCCTTGTTCGCCTTGTCCAGGGCATCGGCAATGGAGTCGATCGGAGCGGACCCGTTCGCCATGGCGGTGAAGAGGCCACCAATGATCCCGCCCAGGTCGATCGTGATGTCCTTAAGGGTGCCGAACGCCTGTGCGGCGCGACGAATGGACGCCTCCATCTGGCCGGATGCGGCTGCCTTCGCTGCCCACTGCTCGAACGAGGCGGCCAGGTTGTTGGCCCACTGAGCGATGCTGGGCAGGAACTTCGCACCCACCTCACCCATCGTCAGGATGCCGTTAGTGAACGACGCCGCCCCCGTGGAACCGATCGACAGGGCCTGCGACAGGTAGGTGAGAGACTGCTGGAAGCCAGCAATATGCCCCCCCGCGGCGCCAGCGATGGCGGCAGTCATAGAGCCCAGGTTGGAGGCGATCGTCTGGAGGGCGGGCGAAAGCTCCTGGATGGCGACGTTAGCGAAGTCTCGGATCGGCTGCGCCGCCTGATCCCAGTAGGCGCCGGAGATTTGAGTCTGGAGGTTCGTGAACGATGGCCCCAGGTCCTCGAGGACAGTCTTCGTGTCCTTGAGTGCCGTAATCAGGACGCCCGCTCCGGCGGCGGCGGCACCGAAGATGCCCGGCAGTGCCAGCAGGGCGGGCGTGGACTTGGCGATCCCCACACTCAAGGAAGAGAACACGCCCAGGCCGGAGCCGATCACCGACACTGCGCTACCAATCAAGGTGGACACGGTGCCGATCTTCACGGCCGCCGTATCCAGGTTCCGCAGGAAGTCGTTCAGGTTGCGGCCGATCGACTCGAACACGTTCCCGCCAGCAAGAGCCTTCAACTGGGCCGCCACGCGGGCGAGAGACGTCTTAGCCAGGCGCACATGAATGTCCACCCACCGGGGGTGAGTCAGGCGCTTAAGGTCGAACCGAGCTTTCCCGTCATCCAGGTCGGCATTGATGGTGGCCTTGCCATCGAGCTTGCTGAGCTCGTGCTTGATCTTCTTCTTCTGCTCCTCGGAGAGCTTCGCGTGCACCTCCACGTCAGCCTTAATGGCCGCGAGCCTAGCCTTAAGCTCCTTCTCAGTCGCAGGGTCAAGCTTCGCCTTGGCTGGAATATCGGCCTTGAGCTTGTTGATGCGAGCCTGCACCTGCCGGAGCGCGCGCTCGTTGACGGTCAGGCCGGCCTTAACGTCTCCGGCTGCTGACTCTACGTCTCGCTTAAGCTTAGCGAGGTCGCCAGGGTGAGTGGAGAGGTTAACATTGGTGCGAATGTTGTCGAGCTTCTCCTGGAGCTTCTTCTTCTGCTCCTCGGATAGGTTCGCGTTAACCTTCACCTCGGACTTGATCTGCTGAATCTTCTTCCGAAGAGCCTCCAGCTGTCCCGACTTAAGGTCCACCTCAGCCTTGAAGCGGACGTCAGACTTCGCGGCCTCCTCGCGGGCCTTCTTAAGCGACTCCTTATCGAGCCTCACCTCCGCATCGAAGGCGATATCAAGGTCCTTGACCTGCTTCTGGATTCGCTTCAAGTCACGGCGAAGCTTCTTAGCGAAGTCAGAAAGGTCAGGGACAACCTTGACAGAAAGCTTACCAACTGTCCCCTTACCAGCCATCCCTAACCTTCCTTACCCCAGCGAAGCAAACAGGGCCGCAACCCCAGCTGTGTCATTCGATGATACCACCGACACCGAATTGGCCTTCGCGGGCCGAGGCATCATCTCAGAGTCTTTCAGTGTCGCCTTATTGGTGGCGGACGCCTTAATCAGCAGCGCCAACCTATCCAATTCCTCATTCAACCTCTCCGAGTCATGCGAGTAACCGAACCACTGGTCACCCCCCAGTTCGTTCGCCCGATACAGGCTCCAGGGCTCATGCGGTAGGCGCTCAAGAAGCTGACTTACGAGAGACACCCGGTAATCGCCGTGGACGTCAATCCGGTACAGTGCCCAAAAGTCCGCCGCAGCGTCCGGGTGCCTCTCGAAGAAGTCATCTAGTTCTTGGCGCCTGCGGCTTCCCCCGCGTAAGCCATAACCAGGTTGATAATGTCCTCCATGTCGGAGTCGTCATAGAACTTGTCCCAGGCGTCCAGGTCCTTGACGAAGCCGCCATCCTCGAGGGCCTCCATGACGTCAGCGAGAACAGCCAGGAGGTTCACATCGTCCGCAGTATCCCCCATGAACGGCTCCAGTACTGACGTCAGTCGCATCCGCTTAGAGGGACGCAGTGAATACGGG